AGAAGATGCTGTTCAAATAATTTGGAAGTTACTTTGTTTGGTTTCTTTTTGAATCCTCTTTCAAACTTGAGGATATCAATATTCATTTTATATGCGTTTGGATACTTCAAACGATAGAAACCAGTTCTATCTTCTCTTCCAACTTGTCCTTCAGGAGAACCTTCATACTCATCATTGTCAGTGAATAATGGATCAATCCAATTCATCCACTCTTCGAAGAGACGGATAGTATTATACTTCCTATCAACATAAAATGTCAAGTCAAACTCAGTGTAAATTCTACGATTTGCAAATCTTTCAATCACACCTTGACGTGTTCCACTCTCTTCCATCACATCAAAAGATGAACCAGGGAGAGTAGCATCAGAACATAAAAATCTATATGCTTCTCTTCTAGTTCTTCCAAGCAACCTACAATCTCTCAAGTGTCTACGAAGACCATCTCTTTCAGAGAAATTCATAGATACCATAAATTGAGATGTTTGGGACAATCCACCGATCGTCTCCTGAACATCATTCATAGTTTGGTATAACAATTCAGGCGAATACCTTGCCATCTAAATACTTTGAAACTACTTATATACTATGTATGCCGTATAGTGGACGTTATCTTCCTGAGCACCCAGAGAAATACAAAGGTAATTCAAAGAATATAATTTACCGCTCTCTTTGGGAAAGGAAATTTATGAGATACTGTGATTTGACAGAGAGTATTGACGAGTGGCAGTCAGAAGAATTTTGGATTCCATATCTTCATCCTGTAGACAATAGAGTCCACAGATATTTCCCAGACTTCTTTATCAAGTATAAAGACAAAAAAGGATCTCTAAGGACAATGGTTGTTGAAATCAAACCAAAGAAACAAGTTGAGAAACCAAATCAAAATCCAAAGAGAAGAACTAAAGCATGGGCAAACTCAGTAAAGTCTTGGATGATTAACCAAGCAAAATGGAAAGCAGCAAGAGAGTATTGTGCTGACCGTAATTATGAATTCAAGATCATGACTGAAGACGATCTAGGAATCAAATGAGCAGAGAATTTTCACTCAAAGAGAGAATAAAATTCTACTCCCGAATGGGTCCTAATGAAAGGTACTCATTTGATAATAAAGGATTCTACAGTGAAGCAGAACTTCGTGGAATCGCAGCATACTATGGAATTGATAAAGACACTGTAAAATTACAAAATAAATCTAGAAAGTTAAGAGGGAAACGTCAACTACCATCATTCACAAGATTAAGTAGAAGTGATTTGATTGAACTGATTCAATCAAATGGTAGATATAGATCTTCAGAACACGCAAAGAAATTTGGAGTTCCACCAATAGGTGACTTTGAACCAGAGTATGATTATGATTTTACAGAAAGAGAAGAAGAAGCAAAAGATAGCACTATTGCAGAAAGGATTTTAGATAAAGCAGGCAATAGAACTAGATCAGCAGACTGGTATGCAGAAGAATTATTTGGAGAACTTTCTGTAAATGGTGAACAAAGATTTCCAAGAATAGGAGAAGTTTGTTTCTTCTCTTACACTGCTGCTTTTCCTGAAAACTATAAATGGTATGACACTAGACCACTTGCATACATTATGGATGTACAATCTGATGCTACTGGTGCAAAGTTGTTTGGTGCAAATCTACATTACTTGAATCCTGGTATTAGAGGAGGAGTTGCAGGATCGCTTCTAAATAAAGTAGGAGCAACATTACCACCTAAAACTATACATAGTTATTTCATAAGTAACATAAGCAACATATATATTTTACCACCGAATATTCAAGAGTATTACGGCATTGCTCAGTTGGTAACTGAAAGATTTGTAAGTAAACGGGGTCTTTACGTATCACCAGAAATGGCTTGGGACACACCTAACGATTAATTTAACAAGTAATGTCAGAAAGAAAACTCAAAGTAAATACTAATGCAGTAGGATATGGCATCGATACTGGGTTTGGTGCGTTCCCAAATAACTTTGGATCTACTGAAAGAGACAGAGGATCCAAAGGCAGTGGAAAAGGTAAAGTAAAAATCACATATAATGGTGTAGAGTATCCTCTTGAAACTCGTTATGATAGAAATGATGGCAGCACAGCTGGATTAATTGTAATCAGAGAAGACTCTGATGGTGACGGAACACAAGAGTCTGTTCCCATCGTTTTATATACAGCAGATAGAGATGGAGGAGTGGTATTTGGTGGAACTGGAGATAGAAATGAAGATGGTGTTTTAGAAAGTGGTCAATTCTTTGGTGCCTTTTCTAATCCACAAGTAACAAGTGAGGTAGACGCAAGAGCTCTTATAGGAACTGCAACCCGTGATGGTGTTGGTATCACAACCGAACAGTTTTTATCGGAAAGCAATACAAGAGTCAATGGTATTTGGGAAGATAGTGGATACTTAAGACAAGGAGAACAAACAAATCAAGGAGTAAAACCACATCCAATTTCGGCAACTGATCCAAAAGTAGTAGCACCTGGACCAGATGTTTCTGAAGAATCAGGAAACCCACTTAATAACACCATAGATCAAACTCTACAGACGGTTGATGATCTTACGGGAGAAGTAAACAGACAAATAACAGGAATCACAACTGCAGCACAAGGAGCACTAGGAAACTTCCAAGAACAATTTAATGGAACAATAGAAAATTTAGAAAAAATATGGAACTTAATTGGACCAATAGATCCTGATTTATTATTAGATTTTAAGCAAGACAAATTAGAGGATGCTGACTATCCATCCGAGAATACTTATGGAAGAAGAAATGGTCAAGATTATATGTGTATTACTCAGTACACATATAAACCACCAAGAAAAGAACAAATCTTTTTTGATAGAACCAAAGGTACTCCAGCAAATCTTTTAAAAGGTAACCAGAGACTCTCACCATTAAAGAAATCACTTGGGCAAGTCAGACTCCCAATGCCAAATAAACTATCAGATTCAAATCAAGTTTCTTGGGGTTCTGATGTGATGAATAATCTGTCAGCAATGATGACAGCAACCACAATGGCAAATCCAAGATTCACAGGTGGTGCTGCTCTCATTGGTAGCATACTCGGTGCTGGTGATATAGCAACACTAGGTGCCATTCTATCAAAATCTGGGATAGATCTTGATGGTCTTTCTGGTGCAAATAAAGCACAAGTATCTGCAGCACTTGGATCTAAAATTTTAAGTAAGGCAGGAATTGAAATAGCACCAGAAACAATTCTCGCCAGAGGTTTTGGAGTTATTCCAAACAGTAATATGGAACTTCTATTCAACGCTCCAACATTGAGAGAATTTCAATTTAGTTGGAGAATGAGTCCAAGAAGTAATAAAGAAGCAAAAGAGATAAGAAGGATTATTCGTTTCTTCAAACAAGGAATGGCAGCAAAGAAACTAACAGGTCAAGCAGGAGATGCATCAGTTTTCTTGGGAACACCAAACATTTTTAAACTTCAATACAAAACTGTAAACAATGAGATAATCAAAGGTGTAAATAGAATTAAACCTTGTGCTATTGTTGGGACCAATGTTGATTATTCTCCAGAGGGAAATTGGTCCGCATATGATGAAGGTCAACCATCATCTATAATTCTTTCAATCCAAGCAAAAGAACTTGAACCTATCTACGATACCGACTATCAGAAAAATGTCACGGATGGTAGAGACGATCTTTACAGTATCAGAGACAACGAGGTAGGTTACTAATGTCATACTTTAACGAATTACCAAACATATCAACCCCATCTCTTCTTCCAAATAGAACTAGAAATGATGAGATGGTTCTGGTGAAGAACCTTTTCAAGAGAGCAAAATTAAGAACTGATTTTGATTCAGTCATTACTGCTTTTGATTTTGCAACTATCTCGGATGGAGATAGACCAGACACAATTGCAGAGAGCGTTTATGGTGATCCAGAATTAGATTGGGTCATCCTAATTACAAATAATATTACTAATCTTAGAGAAAGATGGCCACTGAGTCACGATGACTTATACAAATACATGCTGGATAAGTATGGTTCAGATCAGGCAATGTATGAAGTTCATCATTATAGATCTATGGAAATAAGAGATGAATTTGGTAGAGTAGTAATGCAAGCAGGTTACGAAGTTGATGAAGATTTTACAGTGTCGTATCTTACTGCAAGTGGATCGGTAAGAAATAATATTCCTGCTGCAGGACCAGTATCAAACTATGAGTATGAAACTGATCTCAACAATTCAAAGAAAATTATTAAAGTTCTGAAACCAGAATATGTCAGTGCAATGATTTCTGACATGAGAAAAATGATGAAATATCAAACTTCTTCTCAGTTCTTTGATAAAGTCACCAAGGTAACTTATAACCCAAGAGAAAATGGGGTATAAAAAAACCCTCCTTTCGGAGGGTGTAAAGGTCAGGAGTTGACCAGT